CATCTAAATCAGATGTTAATATACCTCCGACATTTCTTGTTACACCGCCACTATTATTGTTTATTAAATCAGATTCAGAAAAACTCAATACAGTTGAGTCTTGATTAAAATCCTCACTAGTATCATTAAAGACTACACCTTGAAATTTAGCTACACTATATATTTTATTATATTGAAACGTGTAATGTTGTTTTCTCCACGCATCAGTGTTTACTGTATCAACATCATCAAAGGACTCGGCAGGGTTTGCACTTTGAGGTATTTTTATTTTTGCACGTATAGGTCTTATTCTTAGATTCTCACCTATCACAGAAGAGAAATTCATTGGTAGTTCATTGTCATCATATTCAAAAGTTATAAATCCTTTAAATTCAGTAAATGCACCACCTTTAAAATCATCTGCAAATTCATTATCGATAACAACATCTTGACCTAATTCATTTATTATTATTTTTTTTCTATTACAAGGTATTACATATACAAAATCACCATCACGTTTAAATGAAGAATATTGACTTGGATCAAGCAGTATAAAATCTGATTTAGTAAAAGCACCAGACATTGCAACATCATCACTAACTGTTCCTTTTAGACTATATATTTTTTCTTTTATAATACCATTTCTTTTGGTTGCCATACTAGGAGTACCATTATCATTTCTAGATAAATAGTATTCTCTAATTTTTCTTTGATTAGTATCAATACTATCATCACCCCACATTTCATCATCCCCATCTGTGAATGATGTACCAAATATGGTGAATGTAGTTACTAATTCTGCTCTAATTCTAAAATCTTGACGAGTAATTCCTATATCGAAGTTTTCTCCATCACCACAAAAGGGTATTACATCGACAGAAATTTCTTGTGTTTCTATATTAGGTAAATCTTCTAAATCGTCAGATTCTTTAATTCTACTATTATTATTTGTAAATAATTTTTCAAAATAACCTAAAGAATTTACAAGAGTAGATGGTGTCATTGAAAATCTACCTATATCTGTGATATCAACAGACATATGTACTGTTTGACTTCCTACTGGAACACCAAAAATCATATAATCACCTATACTATTAGTTACTGTAGAATACTTATAATATTTATCATATACTTCAAGGTATGTTTCGTTAGTTGTAACCTCTTGTTTTGTAGGGAATGACCCAAAGGGTTGTTTAGGTTTTATAGTCCCATCAGGTCTTAATGTAGCTACTCTTGGAAGTAGATTATATCTTTTACTATCAATATTTTTATTTCTAGGATTTGTATATGGATATATAGAAAATATATCTGATCTTAATTTATCTTCCTCGGTTATTGGAATAAATATTGAAACTTTCACATTTTGTATTCCAACACTGTTATTTGCGTTAACTCTACCAACTAAAACACCATGATTACAGTTAAAATTTTGAACAACATCTTTTTGATCAATTTTAAGTGACAATATTTGAAATTCATCTATTTCTTGATCTAGTTTTATTTTTATATGTTTATTAACATTCGTTCCTACGTCTGTTTTTATTCTAAATGTTTTATTCATCTAATTATTTTTTATAAATACTTATACTAATATATAATGATTTTCGCAATTTAAAAAGTATTTATATAAAAATCACGCAAGTTGATTAATAATTTAAAAAAAAAATATAAAATAAATAAATATGGCAGAATTTGTATTTACATCACCCGGGGCAAAGTTTAGAGAGAAAGATTTAACTTTCGTTACTAGAAATGTGGGTGTAACAACTTTAGGAATAGTAGGTGAGACTCAGAAAGGACCTGCCTTTGAGTCAGTATCCGTTCAAGATAAAACTAAATTTAAGACTCGTTTTGGTGGTCAAAGTATTGAAAGATTTCAAAATGGTCAATTAAAATATCAACTTCCATATGTTGCAAATGCATATTTGGAAGAATCTAGTCAATTAAATGTTACTAGAGTATTAGGTTTAAGTGGTTACGATGCTGGAACTGCATGGGCAATAACTTTAAATGCAGGATTTGATCCTTCAACTACTGGTGCGACTGGTAGTGTTAGTGGTACTGCATCATTACTGATAGTACATTCTTAGGGGTTAGCATTAATCAAGTAGGGCAAACTGGTTCAATGTTCTCAGGATTTAATAAAAATGCTCCTACAACATTTACTAGTAGTTTAACTCAATTCACTGCAACTACATTATCTAATGGTAGTGGAAATGTAAATACATTAGTTACTACAATAACTGCAACATCATATCAAGAATATGAAGATATGGTTCTAGCTGTTATTCGTTCAAGAGGTAATGTTATTGATGTTGATGATAGTTCACCTACCACAGATTTTGAAGCAATAACTGTAGATATATCTCAAAACTCTACTAATAATGGTTCAGGTGACTTATTTGGTTTATTTACTATAACAGTAAATAGTACTGATTCATATATTGTGTCATTAAATCCTAATTCAAGGGAGTTTTTACCAAACGTAATTGGCACTAAACCAAAAGGTAAAAATACTAAAATTTGGGTTGAAGAGGTATATGGTGATCTAGTAAAAAAATTAGATGCAGATGGATTTGGTTATGGTGTTAATACTACATTAATTGATGCAATATCATCTTCATTTATTGATTATAAAGAACAATTCCAAACTCCTGAAACACCTTGGATCGTTTCTGAATTAAGAGGTAGTGAAATTGATAGACTTTTCAAGTTTATATGTATTTCAGATGGTAATTCAGCTAACAAAGAAATTAAAATTTCTCTAACTAATATTGATCCAATATCAAAAGAATTCAACATAATTGTTCGTGATTTTAATGATAATGATGATAATCAAATTATTTTAGAATCTTTCAGTCGTTGTACGATGAGAAAGGGAGAAACAAATTATATTGGTAATAGAATTGGTACTTCTAATGGTGATTATCCATTAAGAAGTGAATATATAATGTTAGAAATTAAGAATAATGTATCACAAGATACATTCCCTGCTGGTTTTGAAGGTTATATTCAAAAAGATTATGCATTATCCGCAACGTCTGCAAGTACAGGTGCAATTGGTATTGCTCCTAAAATTTTCTATAAAACATCATATAAAGTAGATGATAGATTAAATAGAACATACTTAGGTGTTTCTGAAAAAGGCTATTCTGGTGTTTCATTAAAAGGTAGTGGTATTGCCCAAAACCAATTCAACTATAAAGGTAAGTCTGGATTTGTAAAATCAAAAGGATTTCACATGGATTCTGGTGTAACGGGTAATTATATTGATGGCAATCAAGTAATTGGTGAATTTGAAACTGGTTTAGGTTCATTTAAAGTTTTTACAGATATTTCAACTCCATCAAAAACATATTTTGAGGTTCAATCACGTAAATTTACTGTAGTACCTGCTGGTGGTTTTGATGGTTGGAATGAACATAGAAATGAAAGAAGTTACGGAGACTTATTTAGAAAGGGTGGTGTTTTTGATGGAGTTGATGATAATGAAACACCTTCAAATGACTATCAGGCATGGGAAACTGCAATAGATACTTTCGCAAACCCAGAAGAAGTTACTATTAATTTATTTGTAACTCCGGGTATTAACTGGTCTGATAATTTAGGTCTAATTAGAGAAACCCTTGAAATGATAGAAAAGGAACGTACTGATTCATTATATATTATTGATGCACCAGATTTAGATGTACCATTATCTATTGGTAGTAAAACTGATGTTGTAGTTGCAAACGATATCGTTGATCTATTAGATGCAACAGAAATTGATAGTAGCTATGCTACCACATATTATCCTTGGATTCAATATAATGATGTAGAAAATAACGTTAGAGTCTTTATTCCACCAACAGGTGAAGTAGTTAAGGCAATGGCATTTACTGATAATACTTCATTCCCTTGGTTTGCACCAGCAGGTCTACAAAGAGGTGTAATTAATGCAACAAAATCTAAATATAAAATGTCATTAACAGGTAGAGATATATTATATGGTGGTAGAATTAATCCAATGGCAGATTTTGCTAATGTTGGAACTACAATTTTTGGTCAGAAAACATTACAAATAAAAGAATCTGCTCTTGACAGAATAAATGTTAGAAGATTGTTATTAGAAGTAAAAGTTCTAATTGCTAATGTAACTAATAGATTGTTATTTGAACAAAATGATCAAACAACTATTGATCAATTCTTATCTAAAGTTAATCCTATTTTAGAAACAATTAGAAGAGAAAGAGGTTTAAGTGAATTTAGAATTAAAATGGATGATAGTAATAACTCTCCTGAATCTAGAGATAGAAATGAATTATTTGGGGAAATCCAATTAAAACCAATTAAAACTGTAGAATTCTTAGGTGTAACTTTTACAATATCACCAGAAGGTGCATCATTTGATGACATCTAAATAAATTAAAAATCAACCTAATTAATTAGGTTGATTTTTAATTATCAAGTATTTATAATAAATAATTAAAATTAAAGAAAAATATAATGGCACAAGAATTAGTAAGAGGTATTCCATTTGATTATGAACCAAAAAGAGAAAATAGATTTTTTGCTGAATTTGCAGATGAATTAGGTATCGAAGTTTGGAAAGTACAATCATTTAAAAGACCAACAATGAATATCAATTCAGTTGAAATTCCATTTATAAATGAAACCAACTATGTTGCAGGTAAATTTAAATGGGAACAAATGGACATCACATTTATTGACACAATCGGTCCTTCCACATCTGTACAACTTATGGAATGGGTTAGACTTCACGCAGAATCATTAACAGGTAGAATGGGGTATGCAGCAGGTTATAAAAAGAATATAATTCTAAAATCTTTAGACCCTACAGGTGTTGAGGTTGAAAAATGGTTCATTGAACAAGCCATGATTACCAATGTTGACTTTGGTAATAACGATATGGGATCAGATGAACTTCAAATGATAAATGTTACAATTCAACCATATAGATGTATTTTAAATTATTAAGATTCGCTTAGGACTGTTTATTATGGTAAAATCATAATTAAACAAATTAAAAGGGACAATATGTCCCTTTTTTTATGTAGTTTACATTTTAATTATGATCAATATGTCAATAGAAACAATAATTTCAAATAAAGCAGGATTTTATTTTAAAGATAATAATCTTAAAGATAAATATCCTAAAATATATAATGATATAATTAATCATTGTAATGAAATGGATGATCTGAATATAAGAGAAATGTCATATCTATATTATCATAATATCTCAGAAAGACCAATATGTTCTACTTGCAGTAAATCAACTAAGATTAAAGGTACATTTAATAAAGGGTTTTCTAAATATTGTACAGTTACTTGTATGAATAGAAATTCTGATAGAAAAAAAGATATAATCAAATCAAATATAAAACTATATGGAGTTGAAAGTCATAACTCAATTGAATCAGTTAAAAACAAAAAAAAGATTACTAGTTTAGAAAATTATGGATTTGAAACACCAATGAAATCAAAAGAAGTATTAAGTAAAATTAAAAATACTTTAATGAATAGGTATGGTGTTGACACTCCAATGAAAATACCAAGTGTAATTGAAAATAGAAATAATTTAATATTAGAATTAAAAGAAAAAAATATTGAGAGATTAGTTGATAGAATCTCAACTGACGAGTATAAGATAACTTCAAAATCAAGTAACGGATATAAGATGTTACACTATGATTGTAATAATACTTTTGAAATTGATTCAAATTTACTTTGTTCAAGATTATATTATAATAGTAGATTATGTACTATTTGTAATAAGGTGAATTCTAAATCAGAAAAACACAATCAAATTAATGAATTTTTATCAGAATTAAGTATTACTAATATAATTGAAAATGATAGAAAATTATTAAATAATAAAGAATTAGATTTTTATCTCCCAGATCATAAATTAGCAATTGAATTTAATGGTTTATATTGGCACAGCGATAAGTTCAAATCTAATAATTATCATTTAAATAAAACTGAATTAGCATTAAAAAATAATATTAGTTTAATTCACATTTTTGAAGATGAATGGATAAATAATCCTGATATAGTAAAGTCAATAATTAAATCAAAATTAGGATTATTAAGTAATAAAATATACGCTAGAAAATCTATAATAAATGAAGTATCATCTAAAGAGTCTAAAGTATTTTTAGATAATAATCATATTCAAGGTAATGTTAATAGTTCAATTAGAATAGGATTATATTATGAAAATGAATTAGTATCATTAATGACATTCGGCAAAAAAAGAGCATCTATGGGTTCTAAATCAGAAGATGGTCATTATGAAATGTATAGATTTTGTAATAAGTTAGATACTAGTGTAGTTGGTGGTGGAAGTAAATTATTTAAATATTTTATTACTAATTATACATCTAAAGAAGTTATTAGTTATGCTGATAGGAGATATTTCACTGGTGAAATGTATGAAAAACTAGGTTTTAAATTAGATGGGATAAGCAAACCTAATTATTGGTATACTTATGCAGGTAAAAGAGAATATAGATTTGGATTTAGAAAAGAAGTTTTAGTTAAAGAGGGTTTTGATGAGAATAAATCTGAAAGAGAAATTATGATAGAGAGAGGATATTTAAGAATATACGATTGTGGTAATTTAAAATATAAATATACTATCTAAATTAAAATACTTTGAATTTTACTATCTTCGAACATTTCTTTAACATAATATTCTCTATCAATTGTTTTGATTACTTCATATGATTCATTTAGATGTGAGAGCCATACTAGATGTGATTGACCTAATTTAATGTTACAGTATTTTTCGATAATATATTTATATGCAGATAATTGAAGTGAATATATTTCTAAATCACATAATTCGAGTAGAGATAATTTACCTAAGAAATTATAACCTCTTTCAGAACTAAAGGTAAAATATTTATTAGTTTTCCAATCCCATATTTCGAACATTTTAGACTTTTTATTATAGAATAAGAGGTCAACCATTCCACCTATAAGATATTCAATATCATAGACTACAAATTCAGTTCTAATAGGTATTAATATATCATTAACTTTTTTATAGAATGCATCCACATGTTTTTTGGTTTTTTCGTATTCTTCTTTTACAACGTCTTGATTAAAAAATTTAATTACTCTATCTTTAGGATATGGAAAAATTTTATTTAAAAATAACATTTCAGCATAATCATGAATAATTGAACCTTTTTCAGTTGCTCTTCTATTAATGAATTTCCAAGCATATTTTACTTCATTTTGAGGAATATTATACTTATTAGATATTTTATCTGAAAAAAACTCTTCATCAAATTCGGTTTCATATTTATGAATTAATGTAGTTACCGAGGTTAATTGTTTTCCATTAACATAATACTTATGTGGTTCATCATAATATTTTACATTATTAAATGTAGTAAATAATGTAGATGGTATATCAGGTACATTGTTATTTATCATCAAAAGAAATATTATTACTATGAATATTAACTAATACATTTGTAGATAAATAATCAACAATTATATCTATACAGAAATCAACATCAAAATTATCATAATCACATATATGATAATCTACAATTAAAGAAATGAGTTTATTTTTTTTATATAGTTTTTGACTAGATATTATACCTAGATTTTTAAACCCTGATTTTGCTAATACATTACTAAGTTCAATTAATTTAAAATCATCAATATGTTCTTCAATGACAATTGAAAGAACTGAATAATTATTTATTTTATTATAAATTTTTGTCATATGACAAATCTAACTAATATTTTAATTAATTACTATATTATTTTGTTTTATAGATTCTAAATCAACCTTTTCTAGGTCAAGAATAATCCCAGATTTGTCAGATGGTAAACCATCGTAAGGGTGTATATGTTGGAGAATTGCTTTTCTATATATTTCCAATATTTCACCTAAAACATCTGCTCTAGCTATAGGATGTCCTTCATCAAAGATTCTATTTCTTTCTTTTTCATCAATACCAACAGATTTAAATTTAGGAATTCCATCGTGAGAAATTAATGCAATTCTATCTGAAATAAGGATTGAACTACTTCTTGTCTTATCACTATCAATAGGTTTTTCATATGTCATTAATAATGATGCAGGATTTAATTTATTTAATTCAAATACATCATCAATTTCATGTTTACCTGCTCTTAGTTCAATTTGACCTTTTCTTAATATTATATCGGCATTATCTCTACCTAATAATGCAATTTCATTTTGCATTGGAAATACTCCTTTTGCATTAGGGTATTGAGATAGTGCTTTATCAGGTGTTCCACGCCCAACATTAGTTGTATTAAGTGCAGTAAATTTACCATCATATTTAATGTTTTGTAATTGAGAAATTACATTACCTACCCATAATCTACCGTTCTGAGGGTGGGCAATATCTTCAATAAAAATTCTAACAACCTCACCAATTTGCGGATATAAGTGAAAAAATTTAGGTATTACTGGATATGCATATGGAAGATTAAAATCTGCAATGTTATTATCTAAATCTGGGATTTTAACTTTAATTCTACCACCTTCTGATAAATCGTCAATAGAAATAACTTCACCCCAATATATATTTTTAATGGGATTACTATTATTAGCTAAATTCCTTTTAT